CGTCTAGCTGGACAGGTCGGGTCTTGCGGTTTCAGAACTACCAAGTCCAAGCGGTTGTGTCAGCATCGTCCAACGTGGTACCTTTAACCGGCGGGGCGGCGGGCACGTCTATTCTGTTGGCCAGCTCGGGCGACCAAACGACTTTGGTATCCGACGGTACGAACTGGTTGATGACACAATATATACCTAACAACATTCTTCTTTTGGAATAAAATGATTCATCACCATTTCAGCTCAGGTGTGTACGCCAAAGAAACCCGCATCCCAGCAGGGTACGTTTTGGTGCAACACGCCCACAAGCATGATCACTTGTCTATCTTAGCCAGCGGGTCTGTTGAGATGGTTGTGGATGGGGTCAAATCGGTCGTTGAAGCCCCTGCTTGTTTGACTATTGCCGCAGGCAAGCATCACGGCGTAAAATCGCTCACAGACGTGGTTTGGTATTGTGTACACGCCACTGACTGCACAAATGAAGATGATATTGACGAAGTGTTAATTGTGCCGAGCAATGTCAAAGAAATGCAAAACTTGGCGTTAAGCCTACAGGAGTAAATTATGCCTTGGTCATTTATCATACCCACCGCATTGACTTTGATTGCTGGCGAACAACAAGCAGGCGCTGCTCAAGACGCGGCGAACACTGCGGGCGCTGCTTCTGATCGTGCAACAGCGCTTCAACAGCGCATGTATGAAGAAAACGTGGCAAGGCAAAAACCTTTCTACGATGTAGGCGTCAATGCGTTGCCAGAACTTGTTAAAGCATCTAAGTACACAAACTTTGGCATGAATCAATTTCAGCAAGACCCAGGCTATGCTTTTCGGTTAAAAGAAGGCCAGCAAGCACTTGACCGATCTGCCGCTGCCCGTGGTGGTTTAATCTCTGGGAACGCATTAAAAGCCGCGCAACGTTACGGCCAAGAGATGGGTAGCCAAGAATACATGAACGCTTTTAATCGCTATCAGACTGAACGCGCTGCGCGTTTGAACCCGTTGCAATCATTAACTGGTATGGCGCAAACTACAGCCAATACGCTTGGCGCGGCTGGTCAAACCATGGCCGGAAATATTGGCAATGCGTACATGCAACAAGGTGTAAACCAAGGCAATGCGTTGTTGGCAGGCTCTCAAGCCAGAACATCGTCGTATGGTGACATAGGCAAATTGTTTGGCCAAAATTATGGCGGTGGCAGCATGGGCGGCCCTCAAAACTTTGACCCATTTGGGTTAGTTAATTTTTAAGGTCACATCATGGCACTTGATTTTGGAATGCTTCAACCCGTCAATATTGTTGGCAACATTATGGCTGGCCGACAAGAGGCGCAGCGTAATCAGTTGGCGCAACAGCAGTTGCAAACTGGCGCAATGCAACAAGAAAAAGCCCAAATGGAAATGGCTGACTTTAAAGCCAAACAAGCGGGTTTAGATAAGTTTTTGGAAATGAGCGCGGCCAACGGAAAGACTGGTACGCCCGAAGAATTAGCGTCTAGTTTTTATGACTTTGCATTAACTCAAAGAGATCCACAATTGATAATGGCTGCTCAGACTATGCGGCAAGCGGCCACAGAACGTAGCGCGTATGACGCCAGCAGACAACCACCAAAGATTTCACCTGTTGGGCCTGCACCTGGCGCTTTGGGTTCTGGCACGTTTGATGTCAATGCTCCTATGCCTAATCAATTGGCACCAGCACCGACTGCGCCTGCGGCTCCTGTCAATCAACTTGGTGTAGATACACGGGCGTTAGAAAACCGTATTATTGATTTACGAACTAACTATCCAAATGTGCCACAAGCGCAAAAGGAAGCTGACAGACTTGAAAAACGGTTGGATGAAGCCAACAAGCTGTATACAGTTGGCGGAAATTTAGTGACTGGCACTGGTAAATCAATATTTACCGCGCCTGAAAAATTACCTACTCAAACTGAATTGGTGCGAAATTTTGAGTTTGCAAAAACACCTGCGGGCGGCAATTACAGAGGCTCGTTTGCCGACTTTAAGGCTATCTCAACGCCTAAGACATCAGTGTCTTACGGCCCACAAGAAAAAGCTGAAAAAATTGAGTACGGCAAACTTTTAATTGATGACTTTAAGAACGTAAAAGCGCAAGCAACAGTCGCCACAAAGTCATTGCCTGCAATTGAAAGCAATCTTGCTATCCTAGATAAAGGGTTTGATACTGGCTTTGGAACCGAAACGATAGCCGCAGGCGCTAGCGTATTGGCCGCGCTTGGCGTACAAAACGCAAAAGAGTTTGCAACAAACGCACAAACCTTTTTGGCCAGCGCCAACGCTGCGGTCTTGCAACGTCAATTGGAACAAAAGGGCCCGCAAACAGAATCAGACGCCCAGCGCATTACTGCGACTGGCGCTCAGTTGGGCAACACCAAAGACGCCAATAAGTTTGTGCTTAACGTGGCCAAAGCTCAACTCCAACGCGATGTTAAGCAACGTGATTTTTACGCGGCTTGGCGCGAGAAGAATAAGACATTTGAGGGCGCTGAAGATGCTTGGTACGCTAGCGAAGGTGGTAAATCTTTGTTTGATAGCCCCGCGCTTAAAAAATACGGCACCAACGTGGTAGACCAAATCCCTGGCCAGAGTCGGGCAGCGCCTGCGGCTACAACCATACCTCAAGCAGCAATTGACGCGCTTAAATCGGGTAAAGGAACAGACGCGCAGTTTGACGCAATATTTGGAGCCGGTGCCGCAAAACGTGCTAGAGGAGGCAAATAAATGGCCACCAACCCTTTTGCTGAGTTTGCCGCGCCGCAAGAAAACCCGTTTGCACAATTTGCAACCATGCCTGCGCCAACAGGAATGCCAAGCCCACGTCAAGCACCCAGCGCGCTGACACGATTTGGGCGTTCGGCTGCGTCGTTGGCCGACGTAACTGTGGGCGGCGTCATCCCTGGCGCGGTGCAATACCTTGCGTATCCATTTGCGCGTGTGGGCCGGTCGCCTGAAGAAGCGCAAGCTATTACGCAAGGGTTGGTAGGCGCAGTAGATAAACCTTTTGGCAAAGCGTTTGGTGTATCTGACACACCTGAGTACCAACAAGAGGCTGGCCGTCAGATCATGGACTTCATTGGCCAAAACTTTCAAAAAGGTGCCAAATGGATTTCTGAAAACACTGGCCTGCCACAAGCAGACGTTGAAAGTTATCTTGCAACCGCAACGCTAACCGCACCCAAAGTGGTGCCGCCGGTGGTCAAAACAGTCAAGCAATCCGTTGCGCCAGCGGTTGAAAAAGCCAAGATCGGTTTGCAAATGCCGTTTGAGCCCATGCTTCAAAAAGGACGCGAGCGCCGGTCAGCAGAATCCTACGCTAAAGGCCCCCAAATTGATGCGGCTGCGGAAGCGCAACGATTAAAACTGGCGCTTAACCCCGCAGATATTGATCCGTCAATTTCATCTAGGGCTTATTCAGCCGCCGCTGGGCCACGCGGTCCTGAGGCGTTGGCTGAAGTTAACCGCCCCCGCGTCAATGAAATTGCAAAAAACGAGTTGGGACTTGATCCAACTGTGTCGTTGACCAGCGACGTACCGTTTAACGACGCGCGCGCTAAATTAGCTGCGCCGTACGATGAAGTACGTAAGTTGCCAACAATGGTGGCCGATGAAACTGCGCTTAAAAACCTAAACGATTTACGCAGAAACGATAAATTAATTGGTGGCGAAGGCGTCGCCAAAAAAGTAAACAAACTGGTTGACGACGCAATAGCTAAAACGCAAGCTGGGTTTACTGGCGCTGAACTTCTTGACAACGTGCGAAACCTTCGTTCAGACGCCAAAAAGATATACAACAATCAAAACGCCACACCTAAACAATTGGCTGTTGCAGACGCCAACTTGGCCATTGCCAATCAGTTAGAGTCAATGCTTGAGTCCAACATATCTAACCCTAAGCTGTTGGATCAATTCCGTGACGCACGTCAAAAGATGGCGCGCACATACGTCTACGAAGGCGCAACTGACCTTAATACAGGCATGGTGGACGTGTCTAAGCTGGCGCGGATCACATCTAAAGATAATGCGCTGACCGGCGACATTGCATCCCTTGGCAAAATTGCCGGCAACTTTCCTGATGTCTTTACAACTCAAGCAGCGTCCAAGTTCTACGATCTGCCTCGCCTTAGCCGCTCTGGCTTGGCAGGCGGCGGCGGTGCATTGATTGGTTCACAGTTTGGTTTAACAGGCTCAATTGTTGGTGGTTTGATAGGCGGCGGGCTAGGCGAAGGTATTGGCGCATTGGCTGCAAAACGCATAGCGTCACCTGGCTATCAAGCGGGTTTAAACCTGCAAGACTTTCGCATCCCTACCAACCAACTTGCCGCAGCAGCCGCGCCTATCCCCCAGAGCCAAGCTGTTGTGCCGTTTGACCCACGCAATGCGTTGGTGCAACCAACTGACATTGTGGGCTACGCTCAAGACGGCTCACCGATTACCGCTGCACAAGCGTTCAGCCGCCCCAACTTCATAATGACTCGTCCAGGGCCTGAAGTCAAAGCGGGTGTGCAGCCAACACCACCTCAATTGGCCGCGCCTAGCCCTGAAGGCACCATTAACGCTTTACGTGCAGAAGATGTGCGCCGCGCAGGCGTGTCTCGCGCTCTGGGCCAGCAAGCTGAAGCACAACAAGCCGCCGCTGAAGCCGCCACCCGTAGGCCAGCCACCCGTGAAGTTATCCTTGACTTTGATCCCATCACTGGCCGTATGCGTGAAGCCAGCCAAGGCGTCAAAGGCGCAACGCCTGAGACATTCCGAAATCTGTCGTCACTTGACGAAGCGGCCAAAAAAGTTACAGCCGGTAAATTGTTTGACCTGACAGCGGCTGAAAAAATTGCGTGGGAAAAAGCAACTGTTGACATCAAAGACTTAGGTACTGGCTACACCAAACTGAGCGACAAAGCCATTGCTCAAAAGATGATGGATCGGCAATGGGTTGCTGAAGCCTACACCAAAGCGCGTGAAAAAGCAGCGATGTTTGATGAGATCGCCCAACGCGCGGCCAACGAGCAAACCAAATTTGACGCAGGCGTTAAGCGAGATCAAATGCTTGACTTGCTTGCATCGCTTGAGGAAAAATTACGCGCGCCTCGCCCAACATCTGCTGGCGGGCAAGGCCCCAAAACCCGTGCTGCCATTCGCAATCAATTAGTAGGCGGCGAAAACAAAAACAATCTTGCACCATGACTGACGATACTTCAACCAAAATAGCCGTCCACGAAGCCGTCTGCGCCGAACGCTATGCGGCGATTGAGAAGTCGTTCACCGATAACGACAAGCGCATGACGCGGATTGAATATTTGATTTACGTCGTCATTGCTGCTGTGCTGTTTGGCCCAGGCTTTGCCGGTGAGTTAGTCAAGAAAATTTTGGGGATATAGATGGACTGGCTTAAACAAATTGCACCAACAATAGCAACGGCATTAGGCGGCCCTTTAGCTGGCTTGGCGGTTAACGCAATCAGCAAGGCTGTTGGCATTGACCCCAAAGACGTTCAAAGCACACTTGAACAAGGCAAATTATCCGCAGAACAAATCGCCGCTATTAAGCAAGCTGAAATTGCTATGGCCGCGCGGGCGCAAGAGCTAGGGCTTGACTTTGAAAAGTTGGCCGT